TCTAAGTTTTTGCTTCTTGGCACCTGCTTCTAGTAATGCAGGTAAGTCTTGCATCTTGCTGTGATTAATTTCTTCGCCTTCTTGTAATGCCATTGCTAGACCGTGGTCTCTACTGTAACTGTAATGTAATGCTGGACGTACACCCCTCCAACTTTCTTTGACTTGCTGTATTCTATCGTCATCTGGTTGTATGTATTCCTCATCACGTATCCAATGATGATGTATGTCCAGTACCAATGCAACTTTGTGTCCTACCTTAAGGCTTTCGTCTAGTCCCCAACACATCTCATCATTCTCAATAGTAATAATATTCTTTGCTTCTGGACTGAGCAGTTCCAATGTTTCTAAGAAACCTTCTGCTCCACGTCTACCTGATATATGTATGTTGCATTTGAAGTCTTGGAACTCTTTACCATACCCCATCCAACGTGCCATATTTGCGTGATACTCAAACTCTTCTATACTGCGTTCAACTACATCAGGCTTATCACTTGCAAGTACACAAAACTGTCCCGGATGAAAACTGAGACGTACATCTTTCTCTCTAGCAAGTTTACCAACCTTAGCAAATCCTTCTTCAAGCATTTTAACATTTGTAGGATCTTCCCACATATACTTCCAGTCTGCCTGTGTTGCACCTGGTAATTGATTACTGCCTAATCTCACCATTCTACGATTCTCAGGTAATGTGCTTACCCATTCAACAAGATTGTATGCTGATTGCATATTGTGTGTAACAAGTTCAAGCATACGTTCTTCTGCTACATTCTTTTCTTGATTGTTAAGCCAAGTAATAGTAGTCATACGTTCTGTAAAGTTCTGTTGTATTTCTTTTAGTATTTTAGGCTTCTGTGTTTGGTCAGGATCCATATACTTACAGCAAAAGCCAATACGTTTAATGTCTTGTGCCGTCATCGTCCTTATCCTTTTTGTAAGTTGCTAAGTCTACTACATTGTCTGTGTTCTTTTCTTTTTTTTCTGTTGCAGGCTTAATACTTATGTTACCTAATTTATCATCAAAATCTATTGTTACATTAAATATGTCTTCTGCTTTATCTTTGTTCATAGAAAATGTATCCATTAAGCCTTTTTCATATTCTAAGAAATTGCTGTAATAGGCTCCGCCTGGCTCAAAGTCTATTGTTCTATATATCTGACTGTTAAGAATTGCTTCGTTTATATCTGACAGCATTAGTATTAGATTGTTTTGTACATCTTCTGCATCAAACCCAAAAGGACTTACAACTTCTTCGGAGTATGCAATAGGCATTCCTTCTTTGCTGTATAATACTTCTCTAACTTCATAGATGTCTCTAGAAAAAACATTTCCTGGATCTGTGATAGGCACTTTAAATAATCTATATTTCCACATTATATCTGTTTGCAAAATTTAACCAATCCTTTGTAATGAAAGCATTGTAATTGTGTTCGCATATTTGTCTTGTGTTGTCATACAACTGCTTTATGTCTTTAGTTGATATATTATTACATAGTTCTGCTATGTTGTCAAGTTTAATATTAGGATCTTTTTGTGTATCGAAACTCTCATCAATTACACTATCAAATGTTTTAAAGCCTTCTCGTTTGAGTATGTCATATACTCCGTGTTTGTTATTGCTCATATAGATAAACGGACGTTTACTTAAAAAACATTTAAACAGTTTGGGACTTATAAAATGTTGTCCTTTGTTATTACTTGCAGGTAAATCGCAATTGGTATCGCACACTATTTGAAATAATCCATCTTGTATTAGTGCAACATCGTTGGCATTTAGATCCCAAATGTGTTGATAGTCTTTGTTGTCAGGTACTTGGGTAAACTTTATGCCATTCCAATGCCTTCCTGCTATATTATTAAATCGTTCTACAAGATTTGTGTAGTCATACTCTGTTTCGTTCTCATCATAGGGAGGATTATTAGGATCTATAAAGTTATTTGCTGTCCAATTCATAGTATGTCCTACATTTTCTAACAGTTTAAGCAGTAGTATGGGCCTAGGTAACCACGGATTGCCGTTCAGCATAGTAAAATGTTTACTGGGTAAGCCTGTCTCCATATATTTGCTTCCGTGTCTAAGGGTTTCTTCTACAAATATTAAGTCGTAAACAGTATTTTTATATGCAAAGTCCTCATAGTTAAACGTGCAATGGCTAACAAACTTGTTTGACGGACAGTTTTGTAGTGTGTTCTCTGACACAAAGCATTCTCCATACTCTGGATGCCTATTAGAACTGCCATTTACCTGTTTAATAAATTCTTTCATACACTACAATAATTGATAAATACTTACAAGTATTTAAACATTACAGGCTACGATTATGAAATATACTGATTTACAAATCAAACAAAAAATAGATGAACTATGGGGCGGTGGCGGAGTACCAGACTACACCACAATGCCTGCATACAAATTAAAGAAGGCATCAAAGAACGGCAAAAAGTTTTTTGTGCCAAGCAATGAACCAACTCCTAAAGGTGTAGAAGCAGTAGAAGGTAAATCCCCTCATAAAAAAGGTAGCAAGAAATATAAAAAACATATGGCGGCAATGCACGCCGAGAGTGGTATGAAAGAAGAAATGTCAAATCGTTTTGCATTGTATGTTGACGGTAAAGATTCACAAGTAAGAATGAGTGACGAAGATAAAGCACAGGAGTTGGCAGACCAAATGAACAAAGACAACAAGAAGGTAGAAGTTAAAAAAGTTGGAGTTAATGAAGAAGAGTTTGGTGGAAGATTTATTACACAAGACTTTAACGATATTTTAAGAGACCCAATGCTAAAACTACCTAAGAATATAAACTATAACAATTTCTTAAACTTTATGGAATATGCTATGTCAGATTCACAATACAAAGGTTTGACTTTAGAACAGTTCGGTGATAAACTAAAAATGATATTCAGTCAATGGAAAGCAAATTCAGTACACGGAGTAGACAAACGTAATAAAAAAGGTAGCATACCTGATCCTGTTAAACCAACAGCATACAGAACACCAGAAGGCAAAGTTCCTTCAGATGCTGACAAATGGTTTATGATAGAATCAGAAGCAAAAGAAAAATTAAGCACATACCCAAGTAAGTATCAAAATACTTGGGCATTAAAAAAATATAAAGATGCCGGTGGCACTTGGAGTAAATAATGAGTTGGTTGATTATATTATCACTTAAGGCTATACTATCTAGTATTATAGGCAGTAGTTTTTATCAGTGGTTTAAAAACACCAAAGTAGGTGTATGGTTCCAAGTAAAAATGGATAACACAATGGAATGGGTAGCAAACAGATATGATTTAGAAATTGCTACTAGAGAAGAAAAATGGTTATCCCAGTATCCACATTTAGCAGATAGAATAGTTACACTTGAAAAAGAAGTAGCAAAACTTAAAAAGAAAAAATAGGAGAACATTATGGATTGGCTTAAAGCAAGATTAAAAGAAAGAACAAGTTGGGACGGAGCAGTCCTCATAGGTGGTGGCATAGTTATGCTACTAGTACCAACAACTTTAATTGGTTGGGGTATGATTGCCTACGGTGGTTGGACAATCTGGAAAAAAGAAGACTAATGCTCATAGAGGAAGTTGTACAAGAGAATGCTAAAGGTGGAATGAAAAAATGGTTCAACCAGATGTCACCTTTATCCAAAGCAACTTCCGAAAGTAAACCAAAAGGAAAGCCTGGCAGAAAGCCTAAGGCAGAAGTAGTTGACACTTCAGAAGACACTAAGTCAAAACAAAGAGTTAAAGCAATGGCCAAGAAGGCTAGTAAATGAGAGCAAGAGATTTTATTACAGAAGACCTAAGAGCCTGGTTTGGCAAAGGCAAGAAAGGTGGAGCCGGTGGTGGCGGTTGGGATAGATACAACACCAAAGGCGAACGTATTGGTAAGTGTGGAGATGCTGAGAAAGGCGAAGGTAAGCCTAAGTGTTTAAGCAAATCAAAAGCCGCAAGTCTAAGATCCTCAGGTGGTAAGAAGGCTATTGCTAAAGCCGTAAATAGAAAACGTAGAAAGGATCCTAATAAGGATAGAAAGGGAAAGGCTAAGAATGTTAAAAATGAAAGTTTAACTAATATCCCATTTAGTCAATGTCCTAGTTGCGGTGGCGAGATTCATTATATGGACGAAGCCAAAAAGAAAACAAAAAAGGATGCTTGTTATCACAAAGTGAAAGCAAGATATGATGTTTGGCCCAGTGCTTACGCCAGTGGTGCATTAGTACAATGCAGAAAGAAAGGTGCTAAGAATTGGGGCAACTCAAAGAAGAAGAGTTAATTATGAGATACAAAGAAATTAAAGAAGGTTCGTTAGACGGTTACTATCTTGCACAAAGAGCCGCTGACTTATGGCACAAAGACAATCCAGATAAACCTCGTGATCATTTTTGGAGAATTGGTGTAGACGTACAAGACGAGTACACTGAAAAAGCAGGTGGCATAAAAGGCGCATATCAAGGTAAAGGTGTTAGTAATTGGACTACAAAGCCTAAAGAATCTGCTAACCCATCTTTAGAAGCATTAGTAAAACATATCAAAGAAGGTGTTCCATTATGCGATAGCATATTTAGACATCACAGTGAATCATATCTTGATACATTTAAACACGCAAAGCAATTAAAAGAACAAGGCGTACTGCCAGAACTAGATTGGGAAAGTGAAGAAATGCTTACACTCGATATAGGTGAAAGTGCAACACTGATGAACGGAGAGACTGTTTGGTTAGATGTTCCTTATATGATAGAAGCAGAAGCACCAAACATTTCAGATAATATGATAGGAGTACCAGATAACTTTTATGATGAAGAAGAAAGAAGAGAAGCACATAAAGATTATATGGAGTTTATAGATAGATATCCAGAAGATGACTATGGTAGTGTAGCAGATGGCTTTTGCCCTGAATGTGGTGGCAATGGTTATCAAGACGGCGATGAGTACGACGACGATGGAGAAGAGAATACAGAGTGCGACGGTACTTACACACACGGTTGTGATGAAGGCGAAATAGAAAATGCAAGTTGGGTAGACATTTTCAAACACGATAAACGTAATGCACAAAGACAACAAGCAAAAGATAATTATCCAGGTGACGAAGTAGTAATAAAACAAGTTGCCGCATATATGAAACAGATGGATGATCCAAGACAAGCATATCAACAGATGGCTATTGATTATCCCCATATGGGCAGAGCAGAAAGAAGTGGGTTACTAGCAAAAGCACAAAAGATTGCATTTCCTGAAGTAACAGAAATGAAAAGACTTGCAGGAATAAATGAAAGCAATCCCAAAAGAGAACGTGCCGCACAGATGCTACACGACTTAGTGGAACCAGATTTAGATAATTTCAGTTCTAGAGACGAACTAGAAAGTTATATGTCAAACAATATGCCAGAATTTTACAGAGGACGTGATACAGGCAAAGCAATAGAAGATGCTATTGAGTTACTATCACCCAATCATAAAATACCAGAAGCAGAATACCAAGGCAAGAAAGTAGAACTCAGCAAACCTAAAAGAGGTGGCAGTAAGAAGTTTTATGTGTACGTTAAAGATCCTAAAACTAAGAACATTAAGAAAGTTAGTTTTGGTGCTGACAGTGGCGGTGGTAAACTTGCTGTTAAATTAAAAGATCCAAAGGCTCGTAAAGCATTTGCAGATAGACACAACTGTGACCAAAAGAAGGATAAAACCAAAGCAGGTTACTGGAGTTGTAGACTTCCAAGGTATGCTAAGAGTTTAGGTTTAAGTGGAGGAGGTACTTGGTGGTAAGCCAAACATTTTATTATGAAATCACAAGCAAAAACACAAACGGAATACAAAGACAATTATATAACAGAAGATGTATTTGTAAGAACTATTTCCAAAGATGTAACAACATCTAACGAGTATACTTGGCACAGAGATTCTAATGATAGGTCAGTTGAAGTAGTCGAAAGCAATGGCTGGAAGTTACAATTTGACAATGAACTACCCAGACTGCTTTGTGAAGGTGACTTAATTTATATCAAGAAGAAACATTTCCATAGAATAATTAAAGGCGAAGGCGACTTAGTAGTTAAGATTACTGAAAACGACACGTTCTAATGAGAGCAAATGATTTCATAGCAGAGTTTAAAACTCCTAAGAAAGTATACGATACTGCTGACGATTACATACAATTCAAATACAAAGATAGGTTCAAACAACTGTTCAGTAAAGGACCTAAAGTCAAAACAAAAAAGAAAAAGAAATAATTATTGCCAAGTAACTAACTTGAATTTCTCTTTGGGTAGTTTAAGTTGTTCAGTAGTCCACTTGCTTTGTCCTACAAAGTCTAAATGAATCCACTCATCTTTATATTTTAATTTAAAATTAGCAAACTCTTGCCAGTCCATACTAAACAAAATCTCTTGTATTTCTTCTTTCTTTGCTAGTACTTCGTCTAACTCGTTGCTATCCCATTCATAATGAAACAGTTCCATAGTGTTATATCTATTGCTGTCTACATAATCCAAACTAATATCTATACCCCACTTGGATTTAAGTTGAGTCATTTTGTGTATAAGATGATTGCCTTCTGCCCAATGCCCTAACTGTTCAAGTGCATAACCGTGATAGCCTTTACGTTCAAACAAGTAAGAATGATTGATGTGTGGACCTGTTTTATTAGTCTCACTTAGTATCCAAGGTTTAGCAATAGCACGTCTATAACGTATATACTCTGGCTCTCCCATATTTACTTTGGCATACTCTTGTTCTAGTGGACATAAGTCGTAACCTGATTGGTCAAACAAGTGTAGCATATCTATATTGGGACAATGCATCTGTTCTATTGCAGTACCCCAAGTACGTCTATTTGAAAATTCTTCGTTGGATAATTTAAACATTATAACCTATTTAAGTCATAACCCGATGAACACCAATTAGGATGTTCAGAAGCCTCTAATACTTCTTCTTTGGTTATTTCTATAGGCCCATATGTTATTGGATATGCACAGCAAGGTATTGGTGGATTTTCTGTGCCTGTTACATATATTTTGCCTGTTTCTGTGTGTACTTTATATAGTTTACCGTTAGAAAGTCCGGGTTCATCAAATGCTTTATCGATTCTTCCTATGTCTTCGTAGTCCCACCATTCTTGAACACTTGCTGGTATACCTATACGGTTAGTTGATATCTTATCAGTTAAGTTATTAACGCCTGTTCCTCTCCATTTACCTTGATCTACTATTAAACCATCTCTAGTTTTATAACCATCTACATAATTTGTATACATTTCACCTATTTCATCTGAATGATTCTCTAATAACCATTCTAACTCTACGGGCCATTCATCTAATGTTTCGTCTATGTTTAGTTCTTTTACTTTTTCCCATATTCTTGTGCCGTCCATATTTAATATAGACTCTCCATTCATAGTAGGATACTTACTAATTGTTTTAACTAGTTCGCCGTTATTGTATTTCTTGATATTTTGACCGCCATCTACTGATTCGTATCTGAGGTTGTCGCCAACTGTGAAGTGCATTACTCGAGTCGCAGGATCATACTGCCAATCGATGTTCATATTAACTTACGCCGCTAGGATCTTCGTCTTCTATATCTAATTCTAATTTGTAGTTCGCATCATCTATAGCAGGAACTTCTAAACTGTTTTCTAAGTAATGTTTAGCACTACTCATATATGTACCTGCTTTAGTAACTTTTGCTTGCCACCAATTAGGGAAGTCTGAATCTGGTAAGTCGCCTAGCATTTTAAATAATTCTACACAATACTTGCCTGTTTGGTAAAGTTGCCTTCTAATCATATCACGTTCATTGTCAACGTGACCTATTGCAACTTTCTTAACTGTACCCATATCGTGTACTGGATCAATCTCTACATCGTCTTCCATTACAACACTTTCATTTATCTTGCTGTTAAAGTCTAAAACCTTAGTCTTCTTTGGTTCTGCTTCTGCTGATTGACCTGGAAGTAGTTCCATAAATCTTTTTGCTAAATTAGGTTCTGCTACAACATCACTTAATGCTTTTACTAATGCTGAACCTTCTTGTCTTTCTGCTGGTGCAAGTTTAGTAAAGTCTCCTGCAACCATTTTCTCTAGAGCATTTAGTGCCATATTAATATTATTAATACCTACTTTGTCTCTAATTCTTGATATATCTCCTGCACCAACTTCTGCTTCTGAAGTTAAACCTGCTAGTTCTTTTATTCTATCTAACTCTACTTCGTTAACAGGTAAATCTGTATCTGTTGGACAATCACATTGACTTGATATTTTGTTACAAGCAGGACATTTATTTTTTTGCATCGCTTTATTTATGGGTGCCATATGTCTTAAATATCTATCCATTGGTGCTTCTTCGGCTTCATCGATGTCTCTTACATCTTCTCTTGCACCTTCTAAACCTTTTTGTTGCACCATTGTGATGTAATCTTGAATCACTTCGTTTGCATACTTCTCATCCATACCTTCTGGATTTGTAAACATCAATGCACCTAAATCTTCTACACATTGCTCTTCGCTTTCGCAATTATTAATTACACCTACGCAATCTGTCATAGCAATATCAAAAGCATTGCCACCTTCTTGCATATATTGTTCTAATGTATATTCTTCGTCCTCACCGTCAAGTTTAAACTTTGTGCCTTTTGGCATACCTTTTGCTTTTAGATCCTGTACTTTTTTAGCAAATTTGTTCTGTTCTGCAACTTCGCCTTCTTCAAGTTCACCTTCGAACTTTGCAACTACACCTTTACTGTGTACTAAATCTTTTAATTCCCCAAACCCTACTGTTGATTGTAACTTAGCAAGGAACTTTTCTTTTGGTTGAGGTTTCTGTATAATATGTAATAGACTTCTTAATGCCATTGCTTCTGGAACTGAAACTTTAATGTCATCGCCATCGTCTGTTTTAATATGTTGTACTGGTTTGTACTTGTCTGCATCAACTACGTCTTTAATTGATTCGCTATCAATAATTTTTCCTAATTGGTCATACACACTTTTCTCTTTAAATCCAGGTCCAAACTCTGCATCGTCTGATGGCAAAGAGCCTGTATCTACTGTGTATTCATCTTCATTTAATCCTGCGAGTTGGCGCATTCTTTTTAAATCTATTTGTTCCATTTGTTCTTCCTTTGCTAATTTGGTTCTAATTAAATTAAAAACCTCTTCATTGTATTTATCATATAAATCAACAAATGCCTGCTTTGCTGTATCGACATCGCCGCCTAATATGTTCCTTATTTCACTTGCACTCTTAACACTAAAGCCTGCTACGTTAAATGGTTTAGTATCTAAAGTTATAACGTATGCCCTTCTACTTGCTTTATCGCCCACTGGTCTTATATCTTTTTCTTCTGCAGGTAGTCTTTGTAATGCTTTTTCTTTGCCTTTTGCCGTCATTGCCAATCCTGTTGTAGGAAACTGGAATCTAGCATCAGGCCCGTCCATATCTTTTTGACTGACTGCCAAGTATAATGAATTGGTGTCTTCATCTATATCTAAAGCATTTACATACTCTTCGATATTGTATGGACTTGTCTTTACTTCCATAATAGCATCTGCTGGAATGCCTGCAAGTATCATCATTTGTTTCTTTTCTTCAAATGTAAACGGCGAATCCGTATCATTTGTTTTGCCTGATGTTGCTATAACTACTTTGGAATTAGGATATTGGCTCTTGAGTGATTCATAAATGGACTTGTGTCCTTTATGGAATGGATGAAACCTACCAGGAAATACTACCACAGGCTCAATAGAGTCTGCTTCGAATAATGCTAATATGTTAAAATTGTAATCCATTAACAGTATTTATCTGATTTAGATAGAAACTGATTGAGGATCCTTTAAGTGTAATGCATCAGGAGTTACTTGTCCTGTTATAGTTAGGCAGTATCTGGGCCAGTAACCTACGTTACCTGTTGCGTGATAAACTCCTTCTCTCCAACAATGTATGTCTCCTATCCTATATTGATGTATAGGAGTGTTGCCTATTAACACATAGTGACCCCAGTTCCAATCATTTAGTTGTACCAAGTATCGTATAACTTCTGTATCATCACTAACTTTAGCAAAGTTACGTCTATAATTATTATAACTATCTCTATGCCAAGGAATGGATCTACCTGGTGGTTGTTCTAAAAACATTATTTGTGGATCTTTAAGACCACTCAACTCTGCCATTTTATGAAACTCTTCTGGTAAGTCATCGCGTCTTTGGTTGCCGCCTGTGTTGTGGCTAGTAAAACCTGCACGAGTTAAGTCATTGTGATAGCCTTCCATTATTTCTGCGGCTTCTTTGTTGTAAGGAGTGCCTTTAATACTTACTTCATCGTATGCATCGTCAGGTGTGAACTGTGATGCTGTATTGGCAACAACATCTGCTAAATCTTCTTTTACAAATCGTCCTACATATTGTACATCGACTTCTCTACTTGCTGGATCAAAGTGCCAATCAAAATTTTCTTTGTTCCATTTCCAATAACTATCCATTATAATTTGAATTCCTCACTAATTCCTCAGCCATTTCGCCCCACATTCTTCCTGCTCTCGGGCCGTTGTTTTTTGTTCCATCTGACTCTCCAGGTATCTTTACCCATAAAAGAGCATCACATTTATCTACATTTGTATCAGTAGTTGGCAACTCTCCTAAGGCTCTTCCTGGAGGATTGCACCATTCATTCCCATAAGGACCATTACCATTGCGACTAGTGTCTATTACAAAGTAATCATTGGGACGGTGTTCACATACTTTAAGTGCCCACTCTGTACATTCTTTTGTTGTCCTGTAATTACTTATATTTACACTAAATCCCCTTATTTTGTCATTAGATACGGCATCTAACAGTTTGCCTGCTTCACTAGGATTAAGCCAATTGCTATGTCCTACGTCTATATAAACTATTGCATTAGACTTTTCTGTGAGCATATTCAATGCTGTCTTCATCATTTCAAGCCGCCACAGGGCATCTGCTTTGCTCATATGAGTTGTATGCGGTAAAGCATCTGGTTCGAATATAACAATAGGTTTTCTTTGTCCTATGCCTTCTGCAAACTGTTCAATAAAGGAATAGTAGTATTCTTCTGTTCTTGCACCGCCTTTGCTGTATTGTCCTACATCACGTTGCGGTAAGTTGTATATGCAAAATATAGGTTCGTAGTCACCTGCACGTTTATACAGTCTGTGTAAACTTTCTTTTAATTTCTTTACAGGGCGTTTATCTCGTTGACCATACCATAATGCTAATGGCTGTTTGAATATTATTTTACTTAAAGGGTATTGTTCTTCGTAATCTCTAACACGGTTATAGTCCCATACCCAAAACGGATACTGCATTCTATTTCCTTGCTTGACTAAACTTCTTTAATAGTTTATCTCGTTTCTTTATAGCACGTTGTAGTTTAAAGTCGCTGGCATATTCTATAAACAGCCTACCATCTAAGTGGTCGTATTCGTGTTGGAAAATACGTGAGTCCCACTCGTCTAATTCTTCTACTACTTCTTTCTTGTTTGAGTCTTGGTACTTAACTTTAATTATTTTGGGTCTAGTCAAATGAATAAACAATGCAGGAAAACTTAAACAGCCTTCTTCCATAGTTATTTGTTCCTCACTGACGTCTAGTATCTCTGGATTGTATACTCCAATATGTCCTTTTGTTGAATGACGCATAGCAAAGAATTTAACAGCATCGCCTACTTGCGGAGATGCTAACCCTATACCATAATTGTGTACCATAGTGTTAAACATCTTTTCTTCGTGTCCAACTACTTCACCGTCGTTGCTCCAAACCAAGTCACTCTTAAAAGGATCTAAATCTATTTTAACTCTTAGTATAGGATCGTTAGTGGGTACTAAATTTAATTTTTGTATATCGTTTGCGTCTACTACATCTACCATAAGTATATTCCTGTTGTTGTTACAAATCCTATTATAACAAAATATGTAATCAAATGCAAGAGTTGATCCGTTCCGTGCAATACCCAAAACATTTGATCCGAAGAACTATATTTATTTCTTCTCATCAAGTTACTCTTAGTGTAGTCTATGTGATAGTGTATAATAGTATCAAATAAAAATGCTAGTAAAAGTAAATTAAGTTCAAACCCAAAACATAATAAAACTAAAAAAGTTCCTACGCCGTGAGCAACTGAATGCGATAATCCTTTTAGGTTTCCATATGTAGCCTTGTTGAGATACATAAATGGAAACTGCAAGTAGTAATCGATTACAATGTGTTTAAATATAAAGGCTAGCCATAATGTGTTCATTATAATCCAGAGCCGACTCCCTTAGCATTCTTACGTTCTTCTTGCCATTCCTCGTAAGGATTAACTTCATTAGTTATTACTTTATTAAAGTACTCTTGTGTTTCTGGTTGACCAATCTTACTACAGAACCAACTAATTTTGTGCATACAATGTTCTCTTGCTTTTGTCATATTAGGATGCTGGAAGTCTTCTGGATCATTTGGATTGCCTTCTTTGTATATTCTATTCCTAAATGTGTCGTCATCATTATTACCTGTTAGGTCAAATCTATCGTGTAATATATCTATTTCAATAGGTTTAAGTACGTTTAATGCCTTTGCTATTGTGCTAATCCAAGCATCGTTTTGTGCATTTAAACTAAAGTAACCTATTAATAAGTACCAATCAATTGGTACAATAGGAAACAATGCGTATGGATGTGGATGATTAGTTTGATTCATTTTAAATACTGCAAACTTATCTTCTTGTTCTGATAATATTGTATCCCAACCTTTGGTTTGTAAAATACAATCATCGTTCCATAGTACCAAGTAATCTCCTGATGCATATCCACATAAAGCATTCACGTATTCGTGTAGTTTACTATATCCCAAAGGATTAAACTTCAATACTTTAGTGTCGTTGTTGTAACCTTCTAATATCTTAGGTAGTTCGTTTGCTACATAGTCTGCTGTGTCTTGGTCGTCATTGTCTACACCAAGTAATAATTCAATCTCTGAAGGGTTGTCTGCTGTTTCCATAATGCTAAGAATTGATTTCTCTAGCATTTCTTTTCTTTCCCTTGTGGGTATTAAAAATGATGTTCTCATATTATTTCTTCTTTGTTACTTGCTCTATTTCAACTGGCTCTGCTGGTGCTGGTGGTTGACCTGCTACTTGCGGTTTGTCGAACTCAGGCATAAGTCTAATAGGTCTATCGTCCATTCCTTGTCTATATAACTCTCCTACATTAGATACATTATCGCCACCTATAATCTTTCTCACATTACCTCTAAATGTGTAATGTCCACTATGGTTAAGTGCTACTCTAGGATCTAACCAAATCTCTCCACCCATATCCTGCCAACGTCTACAGAATGTGTAGTCCTCTGACAAGTAACGTCTGCTTTCTGGATCAATGATACAATCAAATAAAGCATACATATACTGTTCAAATTTAGGATCAATGTTTAAGTCATTGTTGTATTTGAACTCAGGGTGTTTATCAAACATCTGTTGTATTGTGTCTCGCTTAATACACATAAATCCTGTGCCACCATCTAACAATCTAATTAAGTTGTCTGTGATTTTGATGTTAGGCATTTTGTTGCCTTGTTCATCTTTTTCAAAGTCAAAGTTTACAACGTAATTTGAACTGTGTCCTTCAATAGTGTTTGCGTTTTCAGTAGGATCTTTTCTTGCCGCATTTATAATGCTATCCCAATTGATTGCTTTCTTAGGATATGCACCTACTGTGATTGGCTTATCATATGCCAACATTCTCAATACATCTTCTGCATTAAACTCTATATCTGCATCAATAAAAAACAAATGAGTTGCTGTGGTATTTTCCATAAAGAAACTAACAAGTGTGTTACGTCCTCTAGTAATTAAACTTTCATTTGCTAGTGTACTGATAGTATATTGAATATTGTATTGTGAACACATTAGAACTAATTTCATCATACTTCTAAAATATGGTTCTAATATTTGTCCACCGTAACAAGGTGTTGCAATAAACAAATGCTTATCTTGAAATGCTTCTATAGGAATCTCAATCTTTCTCTCTAAAAGATTATATAAAGTCTGCTCCTGAGCAGTAAAAGATGCTTTTCTTTCTGAAGCCTTCTTAGATTGTAGTTTGCCAGTGGACTTTTTCTTTCTAGGTTTATTTGACATATTGTTCCTTTGAGTTATTTATTAAGTGTATTTAACCGTGTGCAAACCTTTATTGAGTCTAAAACCGGCTGTTTTTTATTTGTTTTATTTTATCCTTTTGTATTTGTATAAACTTATCTAAGTTGTTCTTATTGTGTTCTATTTTGGGTAGCAGTTTTTTATACACTTGATTTAAATCTACGTCTTTCAATTGCTCTAGCACTCTATTAATCATTTGTATTTGTGCGGGCCATTGCATATCATTATTGTATTCAATATCAAAGTCCTCCCAAAACAATTCAAACCCTTGCTGTTTTAAAAAGTCATTGACGTATATGTTTGAGAAATGCAAGAAAGGTCTCATACCATATATAGGCTTCCAAGTCTTTTCACTGATAAAAATAGTGCTAGGGTCTTTCCATTCATATTGTGTTTCACTAACTATGTTAAGTAAATGACTGTTCCACACTTCCATATCTCCCAAACTGTTTATGTCGTTTGGTATATCCCAATCTCCTTTTTGTTCTTTGCCTAGTGTAGTAGTTCCAAATGCTTGAAACTTTTGTAGTGTTTGATACAAGTCCCAACGTTGTCCTGTGTTCTTTCTTTGATAGCACAAAAAGGATTTGGTAAAGTCTCCAGTGAGTTGTTCTTTGGTGTACTGTTTGAACTGTCCTTCAGTATCAAAACCCAAACACCAATAGTTCAAATAGTCATCAGTATTACTGCCAACTACTCTTATGTTGTTTCGTATGTTTGCTTCTGCTAGATGCGGTAATAAATTTGTGTTGTTCTCTCCTGGGAAGACAGGATCGTAACAATTGAATACTAATATATTGTCTGCTGTGGTGTTTAAGAAGTCGTAGAAAGGTAGTTGTTGCCAACTGACTGTTGCAACTGTGTGATTATCATCTTTAAACTGTTCTAACCAATTAGCAAAGTTGCTAACTGATACGTCAGGATGATTATTGCTTTCTTTAATCAGATCCATAATGTTTTGTAAAAAAGGCGAGCATACACCCGCCTTCTGTATTATCTACATACGTTGGTTTAAGTCGCACGTTTTGACTGCAAATATTGGTTTTTAGTTTAAAGAGTCTCCAACCTCCCGGGCACCCGGGTAACCGCTCTATAAATTGGTATCCCGTAGGGGAGTCGAACCCCTGTTGCCGAGATGAAAACCCGGTGTCCTAGGCCTCTAGACGAAGGGAGCAAATATGAGCAGGCAGTACACTTAGGGATTTACCCAATTTACGAAATACCATTCGTGCCTGCTCAAAACTTGTAACTTGTAGAGGGTTCCTATGTTTCATTCTACTTGCTACTATTATACTAAAATTGTATAATATTGTCAACCGTTAAGCAACTTCTAACATTGACAAAGGAACATTATAACGACCCTCTGGCAAGTTTACTATTGCTTTCTTGATGTTTACTTTTTCAACAGTACCCAAAGTACGTTTAGTTTTTTGAACTACATACACTTGGTCACCTACGTTGATAGAAGCCTTAGCCTGAAGTGTCATTGTGCTTCTAGTAAACTCAATTAGTGAAGACAACTCATCGTGAGTAAATCCACCTCTTGCTATATCTTGTTTGATTTGATTTAAATTCATTAACTACTCCTACTTAATTAAACTATACATATATTATACTAAATTAAGTAGGTAGTGTCAACCGAATATTGGCGGTCTGACGGGGAATCGAACCCCGAACACCGCCGTGACAGGGCGGAATTATAACCGTTTAACTACCAGACCGGTTAATGGTGGAGCCACGCGGGTTCGAACCGCGGACCTTCTGGTTGCAAACCAGACGTTCTCCCAACTGAACTATGGCCCCTGTAAACTTTAACTTGCTTTTCTATTCAAGTATGCTTTCATTCTATCGCCAACTGCTTTAGAGTTTCTAGCAACATTGTCGCCAATTGCTTTAGAGTTTCTAGCAACATTGTTGCCAATTGTTTCAGCATTCTTCATAAGGTTCTTGCTGATTTGCTCTGCATTCCTTTGAATGTTCGCCGCAATAACTTTACCGTCCCACGGATTAGTTGTTGCTTTTTTTGTAACTTTCTTTGTTACTGCTGTTTTGGTTGCTTTTGCTTTTACCATTTTATTGTCCTGTTGCGTATTGCAACGTTATTAATGTCCTCCAAGAGGTCCTGTAATGGTGCTGAAGGAGGGAATCGAACCCCCAACCTACTGATTACAAATCAGTTGCTCTACCGTTGAGCCACTTCAGCACTTACTTGAATTATTTATATACAGTAGGACCTATTGCTAAATATTAGTGGTATGAAGATTTCAACACTAAGAGCAAACTTTAAATTTCCTAGAGGTTTTATTTTCTGTGCAACAACACACAAAATATATCTGCCTTTTGAAAGAGTAGGCTCCAAGTATGCTTTCCCAAAGTTTGAAGAAGAGTATGAAACTCCTTGGATAATGAACGATTACCCTGGCGAAGAACAGTTAAATGCTTATTGGGACACATTGTTAGAAGGCAAAGGTGACATTGACGTATTCCCCACAATGCTAACTAGATGTCCATACGAAAGATTTATTAGTGGCTTTGAAGTAATGTTGTTTACTGGTAAACATTGGCCCGAAGAACTGTTTAATTTTAAAATGCGTAGAGTATATAATTTAGAATCTTATTTAAATCTAGATCCATTTAACACATCAGGGATAATAGAATGTTTTAATCTGTTTGTGCAATTGATATGCAGAAATAATTTAGATTATAACTTTACAAATCCAATAACAGACAACTTCAAAGATTTAAATGTGCTAGATGAAATAGAAATTATCGACTTGTATGAGTTTACAAAAACTTCTCACAACAAGGATTTTGTCAAAGAAAAAGTAACAAAAATTACCAAGCAAGAATACTTTGCAGACTCCATTACAAAAGCATTATTCGACAAAAGGTTTGCCCAAGATATCATAAGATTTGGGTACAGTCTATAACAAAGTCATATACTTAGATATAGATAAATATTACTGTAACTAACAAGGAGTAACAGTAGCAAATGGCTAATAAAACACCATACGAAATAAGACTAGAACTTATACAAGAAGCAAGATTAATATTACAGGCTCAAAGTTCAAAACCTGAATTTATGCCATCAACAGAAGACGTCGTTGCTGAAGCAGAAAAACTTAACGAGTTTGTATCTAAAAAACCAGACGTTAGATAATATCCTTTTTATTCTTTTCCTTTCTGGGAATTACCTTAGATTTATCTTTTTGAACCTTATGCCCGTACGGAGTGTCGTGGGTAAACAGTTCACGATGTGCTCTAGACTTTGGTGCTGACTTTTTCTTCTTCATAACGGTATTTATTATACAGATAATAGCAGACTTGTCAAGAGCAATAGTCCACTAATTGCACCTAAGAATAAAAGTGCTACAAGAAATGCAAATAGAATTATTCGCAAGGGTGTTATTTTAAAAGGATTTCCTTTTTTGCCTACGCCTATTACAGCCTTTAGTGCTTCAACAATCAAAATATAATACTGTTAAACCAAAATACTGCCAACATCATACCAAACACCACAACCTGAATTACTGCTGGTATAACAACAAACATTTTCATAGCATCGAAGTCACCTGTCATAAAGAAGTCTTCACCGTTTTGCCAGTTGTGAACTTGTTCTGGTGTTGCTTCTGTATAGTTTTTAATTTCTTTCATAATTATCTCTGTGGATGCCAGGGTTGTATCCAATATTTAAAAAATATTCTTAGTAGTTTTTGCATTACAATTTCTCCGCTTGTACATAATATGTTGTATTGATATCTCTTAGACCCCTTAGTATGCCTGCAATATTATCAGTTTGCGTTGCAAAAAGCAATAGTATATAGCATATCAAGTTCTTCATAGGTTAGGTACTACGCCTCCTATGGCTAGTATAAAGATAGATACTAGTGCCGTTAATTCGATTGAATCACGTATGGTTGCTGGTGTTACTGTTTTAAATTTGTTTTTAACTAACTCTGTCATTTGTTTCTCATTGTTCTCCCAAATCAAAACATAGACATTCTACCAAGTAGTAGTCAAAATTTATATCTTGTAAGGGAAATACTATATTAGTCTTACTAATATTATATTATTAATTGTATTTATATAATTGATTGACTTACGGCCCTATTTTAGGCATTTTTTGAAATCTGTATGTCTGACAGGTTGTTGCAGTAATCAAAAGGACAAAGTGTGCCAGTGGGTTCTGGCATTTGGAAAGTGTTGTCATACACATTGCCATAGTCTTTTGCACCACACCAACTGCTTTTAACATCACCTTTCATATCAATATTGAACTTTTCCATACCTATACTACACTTCATACCTTTAAATGTATTCAGTTTATCTTTTACTATTTGGTCTAACTCATAGTACAATGTTTTATCATCATACTCAAATGTTATTAACCAATCACTTGGGTGTGGCTTGGGTGGTGGAGGTGCATTAGGATCTGGTGGAGGTGCGTCTGGATTCTCTAACCAACTTTGCTTCTGCATTATGAAAAGTTCATCGCTGGTGTATTCATAAAAGTTTTGACCCATTCTTGCGTTTCTGCTGTTTAGTTCTTTGACTAACATTGTTTTTACATTGATGTTTACATTCCAATAGTCTTGAGGACTACCTTGTTTAAAGCAGTCTCTTATCAAGTAACTGATTCTATCACACTCGTGTACTTTGCCTTCCACTCCTGCTAAATGAAAACTACAGTAAATAGAATCCTTTACTTCCTCAACAACTTCAATCATATGTGTATGATCCAAACTGTCTATGTGATAACTGTATACTATTTCATCTATTAAATGCTTTGCTTGACTCCACCATCTAACTGTTCTACTGCCGTTAGTAAACATAAAAGTTGTTACATTGTTGTAGTTTGTTTTTATATGGGAAAGCAGTTCAAGTATACCAGGCATCACAGTTACTTCACCGCCTATGAATTCTATTGTTATATGGTCTTTGTGTTCTGCAAATATAGGCAAGAACTTATCGACTGCGTTTATATATTCTTGTATTGGTTTCCAAGGATAGGAACCATTGTGCAATTCGCTAGGACAATACTCACAACTAAAGTTACAACTATTGCCCAAACTCCATTGGATTCGAATTGTGTGACTTGCGTCTTTACCTAGAGGACTTACTACCCTTTTAAGAATAGACACATTTGCTTAAGGCTTCATTTCCGCCGAATAAGTAAATGCGTGGAAGTTCCTTTCACTAAATGTACCATCACCGTTATCAACTGTGTATACTTCTGAAGCATTAATAATGTTTGCACTATTAACTTCAGTTATGAATATACCAATGTTAAAATGTCTTGGATAAGCAACACCGTTAGAGTCTGTACCTATAAGCACAAAGTTATAAAGTGTATCTGCACTAACACCTGACATTGAAGTTGAATCTGCTGTGATTCTGTTGTTAGTAGTATCTAATGTAAAGATACTTGGTAAACTTGCATACGAGGCTGATGATAAAGTAACACCTGCTCCTACGTCTAAGTCAAAACTAATTGTATCTGTTTTTAAATGGTTACCAATTGATCCTGCAGGAGTATTCCATACAGTAGCATAGTAACTGTTTTCTACATACACAATGTTGTTTGGTGTACCACTATATGTTGATTCATCTCTGAACAACATACCTGTTAGTGATTGTGAAACTAAGTAGTTTTTAATACTTTCTGAATCTGGTGTACCGTTCATACTGCTCTTTTCAATTGCTAGAGCCGCCGCACCTGCTACAATAGAGCAAGAACAACTAGTTCCACTTGATAGTCTAAAGTCAGATGTAGTATTATGCTGAGCAACTGTAACATTAACACCTGGAGCAAAAATATCTAATTGCTCACCGTATGGGTTAAGTCCTGTTCCAGTTGAGTCTGATCCTGGAGGGAAGTTAGTAAATGTTGTCATAGCATCTGTTTGGTCACTAGCACCTACAGTAACAATAGTATCTAACCCTGCTGGGGAATAATCATTAACGTCGTTGCCGTGATTACCAGCCGCCGCCACTATAACTGTATTCTTATTAACTCTTAACCATTCGCACACATAATCAATTACGGGGGATTTGTTTGTGTACCAAGGTGTACAAATTACTTGGGGCATTGTTCTATATCTGAACATTTCATTGTTTAATGAAACATTGGAATATCTAATAGTGTTATCAGTAGTTGATAAGGCGTCCCATTCTGCATTAATATGAATAATTCTGCCTACTCTGTATCCTTCAATCTTATCAAAGCCTTCAACTATGTCTTTAAGATCACCTATACCAGTAGCATCGTGAATCTTACAGTTATGTAAGTGTGCATTTCTGGCAACACCTACAGTTTCACCTACAATTAAACTAGCCATTGCAGTACCGTGTCCTGATGCATCTTGGTAATCGCCACTTAATGATGTGTGAATATTAGTAATTGTTGCATTTGCAAATTCATCGTGGTCAGCATCAATGCCGCTGTCCATTAAATAAATGTTTACGCCGTCACCTGTATAAGTTGCGTCATATTCTGTTCTTAAAGGTAAGTTTCTAGTTACCAATCTTTGTAAATGCCAGTGACTTGTTGCTTCACTTGTTACAAAGGAGTTTGCTGAAGTACCTTCTTTAAATTGAAATCCAGTTAATCCATCTATGTTATCAACTTGATCTGCTGGAACATCGACTAGTAATAAAGATTTTTCTTCTTCTGACAAGTCTTGATATCTTTTAGAGACCGTTCCGCCAAGTCCCGTAATCGCCGCATTAGCAGTATTACCTGCTTGGTCAATTTTAACTATGAATTCTGCCATTCTTTTTCCCCGAGTTGTTTATATTCGTTTATTATATCTATTTCAAGTGTTGGTATAGATACAATTTTTTCTAGATGTTTACGAAATCTATTGTCGAAAACATCGTGTTGTTCATTATATTTATCTACATAGTAACGTTTTACTCCTTCGAACCCGGTATATTTGTTGCTTTTAGGAACAACATCAAAGCCACCTGCAGAGTAATACTGCTGTCGTTTTATATAATGACTGACAATTCTTAAATAATTACCAGGATTTTTACTGCCAACCATATTTAAAACGGTATCGTTTAACTTTTTACCTTCTGTATATTCGCTTACTAATGAATCATTTAATTTCTTAGCATCTACTAGTGTAGTTTGTTGTAAAGCATCATATTCTAAATATCTACTGTCTGTCATATTTAAATGTGTTTGCTTAATTGTTTTGTATGTGCAAATTGCTAAAGCAGTATTATAATAATGCAAGTTTCCTAAATCGCAACCTTTGTCACTAAAGAATAAATCATATACCATAGAGTTATTCTCTGGTATAAGTTGTGGTAAATCAGGTTGTGGACCTGGTGCCATTCTTGGCACAAAGAAGTTTCCTCCTACTGCTACATCCTCCCCTATAATATCAAACATTTTTAAATGTAAACATAACTGAGGACTAGTACACTTGTAAGCAGTTCCATAACTTATAAACTCTCCGTTATCAAAAAAGTTAGCAAAGTTTACGTCTACATATTGATATGGTATGTCTAACTCTTCGCAAGTTTGTACTGCATATTGTATATCATAATCATTATAACATACACCATTGTCCATCCATCTGCCTATTATACACTTTACGTTTCTGTGTTTGTGAAACAATCTAAGCATTACATCACTGTCTAATCCTCCACTACAACATACTGTGATGTCTTTGTGATTGCTAGTTACTTCTAGTATGTTATCACTCCAACTTAAATCATTAGTTGCTGTATCTTTAAAATTAAACATTACTCTATTTGTAATGTTATCTATTAGTATTGTTTTATCTTGGTAATCCCTTTGTTCCATATTATGCCAGACCAGCAAACACATTAAAAGCACCACTCATAATAGGATGTCCGCAAGTAGTTAAATCTCCCATTCTTGCTACAGGTCTACCATTGAATAGTACAGCCATAGGTGGGGAAAATGCTCCAGTGGCAATTTTGCTTACAGCACAGGTAGGTACATCAGGTGCTGGTGGATGAGGTGTTATACTGTCGCCAAGTAGTGCGGCTGGTAAGCCATTAACTAATACTGGCCCAAATATACCTACACCAATTGCTCCTGGTCCTATGATAGGTCCAATTGCTGAGTCTATAAAAATTCTTGCTACGGGTCTCATACAAGTATTTATCTACTGTAAATACTAGCCTGTTAAGATTTTTTTGTCAGGTGAGGAAGGTCTAATTATGTTTGATGTACTCTGCTGATATGCGTCTGCAACTTCAGAGTCTGTTTCAACTAGTGCTAAAACACTATTAATATTAATTGTTGTAGGGCCAGGCTTACAACTAAAGATCCAAGGAACTAATCCAACTCCGCCTTGTGGAGTAGGACTTAGTGCTAATGGTTTATCAATTGATAAAGAAGTATCATCAGCCTCTTGAAAACTAGCAACGACTTCTTCGCCACTTGCTAATTTAAGTGTTATAGTATCGTGTTTTTTTAATGTGTTTAGAATTGTTTTCATACAACTACTTATGTTGTATTATAGACTGAAGCCTTTGAAAGTGGTATCGTCAACATCTTGTTTAGTGCCACCAATAACGTAACTGCTGATTTCTGTTTCTTGAGGTGCTACTTGTACACTACCACCAGTAATCCAAGACTGAGTCCAAGGTAAAGGATTTGTGCCTGTGCTGTATGGAGTCTCTAAACCTACTGCTCTCATTCTTTTACCAGCAATAAATTCTACATACTGCTTTAACAATTCAGCATTTAGTCCAATAATACTTCCATCTTTAAATAAGTAATCTGCCCAAGCCTTTTCTTGTTCTACTGCATCAAAGAACATTTGTTTACATTCTTCTATAGACTCTTCTTTAATCTTAGCAAAGTCCTTATCCTCTAGTGGTAAGAGTTTTAACATTTGTTGTGTACTTGCCAAGTGAACGTTCTCATCTCTAGCAATAAATTTAATAATTTTTGCGTTGCCTTCCATTCTTTTAAGTTCAGCAAATGCCCAACTACAAGCAAATGATACATAAAAACGTACACCTTCTAATATGTTTACACTCATTAAACATTTGTATATTCTTTTCTTATGTTCATACTCATCGTAACTAGAAAGTCCTCTTTCTCTGAGCATATTGTATTCAATAAGTTTATCATAGTTTTCTGTGATGCTGTCTGCACAATCACATATTTCTTTGATGTCTAACATCTCGTCAAAAACCTTGCTCGGGTCAGGATATACGTTTCTGATAATATGCGTGTAACTTCTGCTGTGAATGGTTTCACTGAATGCCCAAGTCTCTATCCAGGTTTCTAATTCTGGTAGACTAACAATTGGCAATAAAGCCAAGTTAGGGGAACGTCCTTGTACACTATCTAACAATATTTGTCGTTTTAAGTTGCTAGTAAAGATGTGTTGCTCAAAGTCTGTTAGGTCTTTAAAGTCTTTGCTGTCTTTGGTAATATCAACTTCTTCAGGTCTCCAAAAGAACCCTAATTGCTTATCTGTTAGGTTATCGAATTGTTTGTACTTTAATACATCAAATCTCTGCATACCAAGTCCACCATTAGAGTCTAAGAACATCTTAGCCTTTGTGTGGTCTGATTTATTTTTTACGTCTAATACACTCATTAAATTTTACAACTCTCGCAATCTTCGTCATCTAGTTCGCCTAACGGCAGGTCTTCTAGTTTGTCATCTTTATTGATGTCTATCTCACCTTGTCCATCGTATGTGTTATTGTAGTATAACTGTTTGCCGCCATACTTATAAAACATTAGAAGATCCTGAATTAGCACACTCATTGGTACTTTTTCATCTTCATAGTGTTCTGGATTATACGATGTATTTACCGAAATACCTTGGTCTATATACTTTTGAAGCACAGCCATTATTTTCAAGTAACCTTGTGGACTCTTCTGCTCCCATAGTAAATCATATTTATTTTTATAGTATGGAAACCCTGGTACCACTTGTTTAAGAATACCGTGTTTGCTCTGTTTAATGCTGACAAAACTGCGTGGTGGTTCAATACCATTAGTGCTATTACTAATCTGTGCAGATGTTTCACTAGGCATAAGTGCCATTAGTGTTGAGTTACGAATGCCTGTTTCTTTAAGTTGCTTACGCAAACCTTTCCAGTCTTGTCTCTCTTTGTGTTTAATTAAATCATCGACATCCTTTTTGTATGTCTGGTTAGGTGTTATGCCTTGTCCGTATTTTGTTTCGGGTGTGCCTGGACAAGCACCTTTTTCTACTGCGAGATCGGCACTTGCTTTAATTAAACTGTAACTCCAGGCCTCTGCCCATTCGTCGACTAGTTCTAAATTTGGATCTTGATAATTTGTATCGTGTTTTGCTAACCAATATGCAAAGTTAATAATACCAATACCTAATGGACGTCTCTTCATTGTGCTGAGTTCTGCCGCCAATACTGGATACTCTTGATAATTTAGCAGTTCATCTAATCCTCTAACTGCTAAGTTACATACTTTATCCATATCAGTAAAGTCTTTTATAACTCCCCAATTAACAGCACTCAATGTACACAAACTGATTTCACCTTCTGGATCTGCAATATTATTCAAAGGCTTAGTTGGTAAATTAATTTCACAACATAAGTTACTTTGCCTAATAGGTGCAAGATCTTCTATGAATGAACCGTGTGTGTTTGCGTGGTCAACATTCATTAAGTACATTCTACCTGTATCTTTACGTTCAGTAACAAAAGCACTGAACAAGTCAATAGCAGGAATACTTTTCTTTCTAATACTTGTTTTACGTTCTGCCGCTTCATATAATTCTTTAAATTTATCTTGGTCTGCGAAAAACGAATCGTACAGTCCAGGAACATCTTTAGGCGAGAACAATGTAATATTACCACCACTAATAAGTCTTTCGTACATAATTTTATTAAATTGTACACCATAGTCCATATGACGTACCCTGTTATCTTCTGTACCTTTGTTGTTCTTTAATACTAGTAAGTCTTCAACTTCTAAATGCCAAATAGGATAGTATAATGTTGCCGCTCCGCCTCTTACTCCGCCTTGTGAGCAAGATTTAACTGCTGACTGGAATAATTTAAAGAATGGTATAACGCCTGTGTGAGTTGCATCTCCACTCCTAATTGGTGAGCCGATTGCTCTAATACTACCTGCACCTATACCAATGCCTGCTTTTTGACTTACATACTTAACTACGGCACTAGACGTTGCGTTAATGCTATCCAAACTGTCATCAGTTTCAATTAATACACAACTACTAAATTGTCTTTGTGGTGTACGAACACCTGCCATAACTGGCGTAGGCAAAGAAATTTTGAAAGTACTGATAGCATCGTAATATGCTTTTACATAACTCATTCTTGTTTCTGCTGGATACTTACTAAACAATGTAGCCGCAATCATCATATATGCTACTTGTGGTGTTTCGTAAATTTTACCTGTGCTTCTGTTCTGTACTAGATACTTGCCACGGAATTGTTCCATAGCCGCATAGGTTAATACTTCATCTCTATCGTGTTTAATATAAGTTTGCAGTATA